CTCGAGGTCCCTGTCGACCTTTTTTCTCGTGTCGAAGACGTCGATCAATCCATCGACCGAGGTCTGCTCTGACGCATTGACGACGTTAAGTGGAACGAAGAAATCCTCCGGGGGCGTCTCAATTATGACGACTGGGTCGATCTTGGTCGTGATCTCCTCGTAGGCTGTTCCATCCTGGTAGGCGTCAGGCTGGCCGAAGTCATTGTCCATCTGAAAGTGGGACGGTGCGACTGCAAATCCGGATCCTTTGCCCCCCTCAGGGTGTGACTTGGCAAAGAAGCTAACCGGAATCTGGGACTTTTGGTACACAGTTCCGACAGATCCGCTGACCCAAACCAAAGGCACAGGAGCCTCTGTGTCATCGTAAGATCCCACAGTGATCTGGACCGGGACGCCATTCTTGATCTTGAGAAAGTCGTTGTTGGGCCTGAGCCTGACAGTCGCAGGATTGATTAGGACAGAAATGTCATTGACGTGTACACCTTGATCGTACTTCTCAAGTGTGTTCGAACCTGAAAACTCAACCGGCAGAACGATCTCGGCCTGGCTTCCCTTCGTCTTGAATCCTGCTAGCGCTCTGGCGGACAACATTAGTACCTCTTAAGCTCGGCGACGAGCTGCTGTACGAGCAGCTGGCTGAGATCTCTATTGCGGTCATTGGGGCCGAGGTAGAGATCGAAAGTGTTGTATCTTATCTTCGGACGCTCGAGCATGTGAGGCTCGATGACGAAGTTGACGCCTAAGAACTTGGTCTTGCGTGGGATGAGCATCTCAATCAGGTGAGAGATCGTGCCGTCGAACCACTTGAAGAACTCGAAGAAGGTCTTGAAGTTGACCTTGCCTTCGAGCCTATCGAAGTACACATCTCTGAGAGCCGCCAGGTCTGGGTAGTCCTCGGAGAACTGGAGCTCCGGTCGACCGATGTAGCCGTCGAAGGCGTCGAGCGACGAGAAGATGCGGATGATGTCCTCGTTCAGGGCCTGCACCGCATTCATCTCGATCGAGAATCTGGTGTCATCGATTGGCGTCTCATCCTCGGGTATCTCATACAGAGAACCGAGGACGCCTCCATAGAGGTCGACGTTCTCCTGTCTATTCCAGGATCTCACGCGGACCTTATTCGAGTCTGAAGACTGGTCGAAATTGGGGTTGATGGTCGAGTATGTGACAGGCTCTGGATTGAGCACATTCACGCTCGGCTCGAGCCCTGTGGCAGCACAGTCACGGTCATTTTGGGACATGTCCACGAGATCGATATTTCCAGATGTATCTGAATCGCTTGTCTCTTGTATGAGATCGAGATCCAGTCTTACTCTCTCCCATGTTCCTGAAACTGAAGTATTGAAGTTGAAGTTCTTCTTGGCATCATCTGCGCCGACTGACAGCGGGTTGGCAGTGTGCTCTCGAGTCTCAACTTCGCTTAGTGCCTTCGACCAGAACCTGAGATTTAGAACCTTGCCTCCAAAAAATGAAGCAAGATTGAGAGGCGAGGCGGCCGATGAGTGGGACAGACCATATAGAGATGCCCCATTAGGAATAGACTGACTGCCTATATGAATGACGGTTCCAGTCGTGTTAAGAGAATTTCCTGAAACAGATCCTGTCGTCGTCAAAATGCTCGTGTCTGTATAAGCACCGGGGACTGAATCGTCAAAATAGGTCGAGGTCGTGTGATATTCTATGAGCCGACCATCTTGCTGCTTTCCTGCCCTGAGGAACCATGATGAAGAGACCACCGAGTCAAATGAATCATTTCTCTCGCGACCAAATGATATGTGCCACCTCTCGCCATCGAATATGTTGACGCCTGTCAAGGGAAGCACAAGGGTTGGTGCGGCGGCCTGCGACCAAGTGTCTCGAAATATAAGAGAAAGAGATGACGTCGTGGAAGTTGCTACAGAGCCTGAAAATGCTAAAAGGTTGAGTACTGTCGAGTCTTTAACCGACAATCCTAGAGTCCCTGACGTCATAAATCTGACGAGACTTGATGTCACAGAGTTGATTTGGCCTTGTGGGGGCGTCATTCGGTACGTAGCTTCGAAGGTCCAAGAACCAGACGTCAAGACGCCATCCTGCGAAGGCGCGCCACTTGGCTCAGGATATCCAGGCTCGACTCTTGGCGCAGTCTCAAAGAGCCCAGGAGATCTAAAGTGAGGCAAGTCTATTGGAGTTCCCTGGATATCTAGAGGCTGTGTCGTAAAACCAAATGACCCTGAAAAATCTAGCGCACGAAGCAGCTTTGATTTCTTTACGCGCTGGTCTGAGAGACGTCCTGATCGCGAGCCTCCGAACTCCCTGAACCTGAAATTGGAGTCGGGATTGATGCCCATGTCTCGAATCAGAGACTTGATGCTGTGTACAGTGCCCTTCGAGCGAAAGATCTCTACAAGGTCTGCCAGGACACGGCGCCAGATCTGGTTCTGCACATACTGCAGACCTGTCTCTGAGAGTGCAGGACTAGTCGTGAGATTGATCCCTTCGTAGAATTGGTCATACGACGCGTTGGGGAACATCTCTGGCAGTGATATGCCATATGACTCTGCAAGATATGGTAGGAAGGTGGAAGCGACTGTCCCGGGTTCGAGCGGATCGACCCGATTCTGCCGACCAAACTGGTCCAGGTGCATCTTTAGCTCGTCGAACTGCTTGGCCCACACGAATAGAAAAGATGCAATGATCTGGGCTGACCCTAGGTTTCCACCGCCAGGGAAATCTTGTCGTGTGCTATATGGCTCGTCGATGTCTCCCAGCTCATTGTTCTGCCCAAAACCCTCGAATACGCTTGCCTCTTGGAGGTAGTGCCTTGGGATGAGCTTGGTGACCATATTGGGGTTGTTGATGTCATATTGTGATGCTGAAGCCAATAGGTCTTCATTCAGAGATATGACATCGGGGTGTGATGGGAATAGGACCGGCGTCTCTTTAGGGAGCTCATTTGCAAGAGGTGTTGTGTCGACCCGCGACGGAGTCGAAAAATTTGATAGAACTGAGTGTAGAGCCCGGCCGCTGCTATCTATTACTGACGCGTTACCAGGATAACTGCCTGTCGCTTCATTAAACTTGTAGTAGAGCCGCAGGTCATCGCTGGGATAGACGCTGCGCAACATATACTTCTTCTGATAGTCCTCCGACGGCACGCTGTGATATACCCTCAGCTCATCGATCGATCCAGAAAGTGTCTGTGCAAATGTAATTCCAGGTGTAAGAGATCCGAATGTGCCGACCAGGTGATTGGTGCCAGAACCAACCATAAGAAGACTGGTGCCATAACCCAGGTCGCCCATCTCCAACTGTGCGGACTGCGCAGTAAACTTTGCGTTACGATAGAGATAAACACGATTGTAGGAGGGGCGAGCGTCATACGTGGCACACACGTGCTGGAACTCGCCCTTGGTAATAGACATCGACGCGCTCAAAAAAGCCGAACTTCCAGAAGACACCATCATTAAGAGTGTCCCTGAGACGTCTGTACTCAAGGTCGAGCTGAGCGCCAAGGTTATACCATAGTCTGAGCCCTGAAGCCTCTGAATGACCACCTGATTTCCCTGCGATAGGTTTTCAGGTACCTTGAGATGAAATTCGAATGTGATAGGTCCTGTGCCCTGATCGAGCACCTTTTTTCCGCTAGCGGACCGAGCCAGAGTTGGAATTGAAGATCCTTCGAGATCCTTGACGGCAACATATGTTCCACCTGCCGGGACTCCGCTGCCTGAAAAGTGAATGTGCCCGACGCTCTTTGGAAAGCGATCGAGGACATAGCGCTCAAAGCCTGTGAGTCCATCTAGGTACTGCAGCAGTTCAGAGCGCGAGCCGTCGAAAGGATAGCTGTTGATAATTAGATCGAACGCTGTATTGACCTTCGCTTCGGCGGAGTTGAAGAACGTGTGATTTTCGAACTTGCTCCAGTCGACAGGAATCTGTTGTGTCGACTTGATTGGAGCTCCAGGAGGATCGAACCTGAATGACCCAGTTTGATCTTGTGATGATCCGCTCAAAGAGGCAGCAGTTACATTGACAAGAGCCGACGCTTCCCCTGTCAGACCCCTAATGATACTGGGGCTGAATAGAGAAGAGCCTGGTGCAAATGTATTCCCAGCTTTTCTCATGCAGGATCAACCCTGAACAGGGGGCCCTTGTTTGGCAGGATATTCTCTGAGCCCCGATCGTTGACCAGGAACTCAAAGTAGTAGACTCGACCAGGAGGAAGATTCGACATCAGGAATCTAAAGTACATGCTCTCAGAGTCTACAGAGCACCGGGTTCCATTTCCTTCCTTGGTGAAAGGGATGACGACAGCGCCGGTGTCTGAGTCTACCACACGATAATAGATCGCATCGAAAATTTCGCTTATCAGGTCTTTAGAAGATTTGGCAGGCCTGTTCTGGACTGCGGTGGTATCGAGCCCGAAGAGCCTCACCTTCACATCATCGCAAGTGCGATAGCTACTGTTCATATTGATTACCTTAAGAACAGGCGCAGATGGGATCGAGCTATATGCGACACGCTGGGGCACCTTGACAGTCAGCGTTCCTGAGTAGTAGGGCACAGTGCCATCGACTGAACCCCACACTTCGTTGAAAGTGATCGATCCACTGGCGTTGATTACGTCTTTAAGCGTGACTGTTCCTGTTACGACAGTCGTATCGACTGATGACAGCGCAAGCAAAGCCTGATATGTGCCTGGTAGCCCAACACCCGATGTGCTGCCAGTGTACTGACTGGCAAAGACCGTCTTAGAAAAGTCTTGTAGATTGAGAGTTACCTTCAGAGAATTTTGACCTGTAACATGCGCCAGTGCTGATCCTGACAAGATATTGCTCGGAACTCCCCTGTGATAATTGCTGAGAAATAGAGATCCGGTCAAATCAAAGACAAAGTTCGAATGATTGTCGGTCAACACGTCATCAAACTGGACGTGTAAAGACGGCCTGAGGAATGGATTTTTCGCGTGTCTAGAACCAAATCTCTTTACGAACCTGGTCCTTCCATCGTTTTCTTCGGCCGAAGTGAAAGAGATTCTAAACCCATGGTCAGGGATAAGACCAGCTAGCACGCCTGACACGACCTGCGTCACATCAACTCTAAAGTCTTCTATCCCCACATCGAATAGCTGGCTCGACCCAAATTGGACTACACCGGCGCCTAAATTTCCAGAGCCAATGACGTCGATGTCGCTCGATCCAAGAAGTCCAACTGCGTTGGCGCCTGAGGCAAACCAAGGGTACGTCGTGCCTCCTGAATATGAGGCTGTCAAAAAGTTACAGACGTCTAGGTCAGAAAATGAGCCCACGTCTCGACCGTCGCCCTCATCAAAAGATTGCGACAAAGGATATGAAATTAGACTAAAATTTCTAGGTACTGCCTGTGTTCCATTGACGCTTTTGAGCGTGAGAAAACACTTAAAGGACGAGTCATTAATGTCGAGAATACTCCCTGTGAGCTTATGAAGCCTTGATAGGTCGAACTTTACCAGTGCTCTGGACAGCTCGATTGGTGCATCTGAGCCCGATATCGTAGACTCATCATAGAGCTTAAAAAGATCCAGCGTGCCGGCACGGCCTGTGTTTGCATCCATGGCGCGAAAAGTGCCTTGAATCTTGTCAGTGATGTATGCGTCTTTGGATGAGCTGAGTATAAGGTACACTTCGAGACTCCTTAGATGGCCGTGCCAACGATATCAAAGTCAGGATACTTGAGCTCGAACATGGTCCCTCGTGGCGCTGTGATGATCTTGTTCCTCGTGGCACTCTCGTAGTCGAAGTAAAAGTCTGAGTAGGCGCGATCTTCTTCGACTCCATTTTTACTCAGAACGTCGAGGCTAATCAGAGACACCACACCAGGCGTGTTGATGATGACGTTAATCATGTCATCTATCACGATGGGCTGATCGATTTGAAAGTTTTCGACCTTAAGGATATTGCGCAGTCTAGAGATTACCGTTTGCACTGTGCCGCCCTTATTCGCAGTGGGGGCTGTCATAATTCCAAACCTGACCTCAAAGTTTGCAACTCGAGCGTCAAGGACGTCTATCGCATCAGATATGAGCCTGAAGTCATTGAGATATTTGCTGAGGTTCAACTTTAGAGCGTCTGGTGACTGGGTGAGATTGCCGTTTCGATCGCGACTAATGATATAGAGCTGGGCAGAGAGCGGATTGATAGGATTATCAGAGATTCCTGCTCTGAAGACCCTGCCAAAAGAGTTTGGCATCGTGTAAATTCTCGATATGAGATCTTGTCGACTGACGATTCTCGACTGCATTTGCTTTGCGCTCGGAATTCTGGTCCTCAAGTCCTCTAGAGACGGCGCGATATCTCCGCCGCGAGCTGGATCCATATTTCGAAGCTCGATACTGGCCCGGACTGCCTGCGCCTCTCCCGAGGACGGGAAATTTTCAAACTGCATATTGAGCGTGCCTAGGTTTCTAATCGAACCTGCAGCCACGTTGTGATTTAGGCCGCCTCCATGGCGATACCTAATGCTTATTGTCGTTCCTTTAGGACTGATTCCAAGCGTCTGGGTCTGTAATAGAGAATTGGGGTCGATTGAGAATCTAGAAAAGTGCTTTTTACCATACAGGGGTAGTGAAAGCTCACTTGGGTCTGGTACAATATCGTCATCGAGCGTATCGGCGTTACCAGAACCAAACCTGACTGTTGTCAGGCGTGCGATGGGATCGAACGAAGCCGTAAATCTACGAGGCGCTGGTACAATCTCGAGGTTCATGGAGACCATTAGCCCATCAGGTCCATGGTTCTCTATGGCTCTATAGACTGTGTCTTGAGAGAGGGTCTCGACCTGGTAGTACTCATTTCCCTCTGAGTCGGTGACTGAAATAATATCGCTGACGTCGACGCTGGTCAGTGTCAGCTCTCTAAAGGGGACATGCTGGCTCGAGAGGTTGTAGCTGTCGGTCGTCTCCTCACCGGAAATGCACAATCCCTCTAGCGACATCACATAGTCAATAGGATTACCGGCAGAAGAGGATCTCAGCACGCTTGTTGAAGCAAGCAGCACTCCATCATCATCGGTCTCAGAAAAGTCAAGATCTTCAGTTAGATTGAATCGAATGCCAGTGACGGATGAGCACGTCGTTCCAGACCTAATAACAGGAAGACAGCTAAGCTTAGGTCTATATGAGCCGCCGGACGTCTGCTCTGCAGGAACACGAACATAGAATTTGACCCTTGTCGACGCAGGGCTCGAGCCTACAGGCTTGACGCCGGCATTCCTGAGGTGGAGGAGTATGTTGCGGCGCTCGGTGGCTGTGAGAGGATTGAGCTCAGTGAATTGATGGTCGAGATAATATGAGAGAGAGTCTCCCACAAATGACGCCATATCGAGCAAGAGGCCCCCGAGTGATGCCTCTGAGAAGTCCTGAATCTTGTCAGGAAAATAGGCGCGGGCGTATGTGAGGAGCTCGGCTCTAAACGAATCAAAGTCCTTGGCGAGGAAAGTCCTGTTCCTCTCCTTCCTCAGCTTCTTCTTGACGTCTATTGCCATTTTTATCCTGCCACGAAGACGATTGCTTCGATCACTCTATCTCTCTGAGAAAGCGCGCTCACCTTGTAAGTAATGCGGACGCCTACTTTTGCGACTTCCTTGTTGTCATTTCTATCCACAAGAGGCTCAAAAGTAAGAAGCTGGACGTACGGCATATACTTCTCTGTCGTCCTTCTAATTCTCCTGATCGCCTCAGAGTCGAATTCGTCAGTGCCTAGCTCAAATGCGAGCTCAGCCAAATTGGCCCCAAAGTCATAGAGGCCTAGGCGCTCTCCATGATTTGTCATAATCATATTGCGAAAGTTGTCGGCCAGAGCATCATCGGCGCTATAGTGCATCTTGAAGATGCCGTCGGAGTCTGTACCATATTCCAGAGGTAATTTGATTCCATAGGGAATCTGCCTACGCTCTTGTCCGCGGGCGGACCTCGTCTTGTCTAAATCTTCCTTGAGCTCGCCGACTGATGAGAAGTCGTATTTTTTTCTTACCTGCATACGAGCTAATTATCAGTCGAAATCAAGTCACAGAAGTCTTCCAAACCCCACGTGGGTCGCAATACCTGGTGCAGTCGTCGCGCCGGCTTGAGCGGCAGGACTTCCTGTTGTGGAAACGAGAACGCCTGGTGGTACTGTCGAATTTACCTGTGTGATGTCCACCTGGGCCGACGTCACGTAGGTATGAATTGCTTCTGATAGGGCATTTCCCAAGGCTCGAATATTTGCGTCAGGATCAGATCCATCGGTGGCGCCGGCGCTATTGATCGTGATAAAGGCCTGGGCGATGGCCTGGGCGAGGGCTATCTTTGATGCGTCTAGTGCCATATTACTCTCCAAATACTCTGGTTGACTTGAGGTTTATGATCTCCTGCTTTCTTTGCAGGATCTGAGTCTGTAGTTCGGTCGCGCCCATATTGATTTGGGGCGATGGGGATCCATATCCTGGTGTCACGTGCGTCAATAGCTTTTGACAGAACTGGTCTATCGCGTCGTATGTCTTCTCCAAAAGTTTTTCGAGCTCTGAGTACTTCACATAGGGTTCTGACTTTTTTTCTCCAGGTCCATTGCCCTGATCAGGTTGGCCAATGTAAATTTTAGATCCCGTGATCTGGACCACGCCGTCGGGTAGGAGATACACTGACGCAAAGTCTTCTCCCACTGTGCCTTCTTTGATGATGCGAATGCTACCATTTATTTCTTGCCGCTCTGTCTCTTTGCGGGCAACAATCCTAACCTCGTCTGACTTAAGCACGATAAAAGGGCCGGCCATGTCAACAATATCGCCTTCGAAAAGAGGAGATACGACGTCGGCTCCAATATTAAAGGAGACGTCAGCAGGGGCATTCATGCTCACGTATATTCTGCTGGCATCGGTAAGAAAGTCAGGATCACCCTCCTGAGGTCGATCCCGTCGGTTCCACTCGATCGAAGATCTTGCAGCGTCGCTTGTGTAAGACGCCGGATTTTTATCGACTTCTAGATAGTCTCTGGTATTTCTAATGACACGTGGCTGTGTGTCTGGAACACTAGTGGAATCCGGGTCAGGTCGCGAATTTTCGAAAAATCTTCCCCTGCCTGTGACAATATCGACAGTGCCACTATAACCAGCAGGGGTGGTCGAGGCGTTGCTGGAAATTGTGTCGTCAGGTCGAAGACCCAGGCTCCACCCTCTGTCTTGCCCTAAGCAAATCAAAGCATTATTTGAGCCCTGCAAGACCAGATCGCCTGTTCGTCGTGTGTATCTTGGAACAACTTCATACACGGCGTATCTGGTCGCAAATGATTGTTCGCGTATTAGATCGTGTATATTGATGTTTGCTTCACCGGTGATGACAGGAATTGCCGGATCGGCGCTGTCGTCGTCGATAGGTCGGTCTGTGAATGTGGGAGGTCCTGGTACTTTTTCTGGATCCTTAAGTCCATCGAATGGGCGGGTCTCTTCGCTATTGTCGTTATCCCCACTTGCTGCAATCAGCGTTCCGTCTGACGTAACCTTATCGATGTATATGTCAAATTTTCTCTCAGAATGTGTGTAATTGACATCATCACAAAAACTTGGCTCAGCAACTCTAGACATCCAATACAGGTGATCTGAGGTACCCTCAGGCGCATCATTGTAGATCCAGACACTCTCTCCAGGCTTTACAGGAATGCAGAGATGTGGAGAAAAAAATGGGTAACACAAGACAGGACTAGCTGCGATAGATGAGCCAACACCTGACTGCAGCGCAACCAAAAGGCTATTTCTAGGGGCTCTTCTAATAGAATTAATGCCTCCTGAAATCCTAGACGAGACGATCGTAAGCTCTTCATCGCTCAGGAGTGAAGGGTCCAATAGGACATCAAGAACCAGAGCTCTAGAAAATGAACCTGCGGACGGACTCTGCCTCCGAATATTCGCAATTTCTGCGCCGATACCGGACGTGCTGGTACTCGTACCAGCGCGTATGGGATCCATTATTCCAAGTCTACTCGATGGCATATTTGGCCCCCTCAGTCATCGCTGATGTTTGTGAATATGTCTTCAGGCTCGATCTTGGTCGACTGCTCTTCGGCCTTTGTGATCAGCTCGACAAGCTTCAAGATCTGCTCATTGGACTTGCTCATCCGCTCTATGTACTTGGTCAGTGTGGTGCCTAGGGTCGCATGCTCAGTGGAGCCCGTGCCCATGCGGGACCAGGCATCTGTGAAGAGCATGCCGGCATTCTCACGGTCGGTGAGCGCATTCTCATAGACTTCCTTCCACAGGAGCTTCTTCTTATCCTCGGTCGTGCTGAGATCATCGAGAATATCTGAAAACGCCTCGAGCTTCTTCTTGAGCTTTGTCGAACCGTCGAGCGCCTTTTCTAACTTGTCAGCCATATTGTCTCCTAGAACAGTTCCTCAGAGCGCTGCGATATGCTCTTGTAGTGCCCTCTGATGGAAGTCATCGCGATCGAAAGCTTTTTAGAAGTCAGGCCTGATATGTCCCTCACATATATTCTCAGCGCGCGCTTGTTCAAAAAATCCAGGTCATCGATCTTTTCGAATACAGCAATGATAGCCTTAATGCAAGCCACCTCGGATTCGGACATGACTCTCTTCTCTATCTCAGAGAGAACCTTTCGAATCTCATCGCGGCGGTCCTTCTCTATTAGGACTTCATCCGGAGCCTGAGCAATGGCGTAGGATTCGACCTCCTCAGTCTGCTCTATGGATAGGAGCTCTGGATGGTCCATGGAAAGATAGCGCTTGGTGCGCTTGATCGACTTTCTGGAATTGCAGATTAGAAAGTTCTTTGCAACCACATTAAAATAGGAAAAAGCCTTTGTCCCTTTATCAGGGGACCACTTGTGCATCGAGCTATAGAGAAATGAGATGCAGTCGCTCTTGAGCTCTTCAATGGGTTCGCCTGGATTGCTGAATCCATAGACCAAGATCAGGTTTTCTACTAGAGAATCGAAGGCAGAGTGTATTGATTTGATGTAGATCTCGTGCTGTCTCTTAGTATCGTCTTCGCCCTGAAACATTACAATAGCAGCCTGTGTATCGTCTGAGAAATACATGTGCCCGCCGCCTCCGGGCTTTCTCTTGATCTTTCTCTTAACCTTTTTTAGCATCGCTGTCTTCCTGGGCGTCCGACTCACGATCGTCCTCAACGGCCTTTTCATCGATCGAAGCGAACTTGTTTGCTATGAGCAGCAAAGTGTCTCTGGTGACCCTGATATCATTGATCACCTGCCTAATCTGTGGGCTATCAAAGAAAAGAGGTATTTCCAATATTTTGCTGATCGAACGATATCGTTCGTCAATGACATCTAGAGATTCTTCAATCGCATCTTCGATCTTGAGAATGATCAGAGAAAACTTGATTACATAATATATGCTAATCGCAAGTAGTACCGACAGTATCCCGATGATCAGATATGCAAGAACAAGAGGTGTCATGAAACAAGGCTCACTGGATCATCTCTTGGAGAGCGCTGTCATAAATTCCTGCAATGGTCTCAAAGGACAGATCTTTTCGAATTCTATTTGCCACTTCTTGAGCGCGGTGCTGAGGCATCACGGACTTTTGATAAAATCTACGAAGCTTTCTCTTGGCATCCTTCTCATCTGGATGGGCCCATTTGGAGCCTTCCATAAAAATGCCGCCATCGACGCGAGACTTGTGAATGGGCCCGAGCGTATAGTCGACGCTGATGTAGTCCCCCTGCTTGAGGAAGTCTGTATAGCCTGACCACCCGGTCGCTATTACTGGAAGCCCGGCTGCGGCGGCCTCGAGGATTGGAAGCCCATATCCTTCTCCACGAGTAAGGCTCACAAGAGCCTTCACGCTTGGGTGCCTCATGAGGCCTGCAATTTCTCTGTTCGACATTTTTCCGTGGACAAAGTGCACTCGCGGAAACTCGGCCTTTCGAACTTCCTTGACCAGCTGCCTGACGATCCGCTCGGTCATTAGTCTATCTATTTTAGTAGTTCGACCGCTATTTGTCTTGAGAACGATTCCAACATCAGAGTCTGCTGCAAATTCTTCGAACATCCACTTGAGGGTATAGAAAAGATTCTTGCGATCGTTCTCAGGATTGTTGCCAGTCAACTGTCCAAAGATCAAGAAGTTGAACTTGGTCGAAAACTCAATGTCCAGGACAGGCACCTCTTGGGCAACCTCGTCGTGAAATGACTCGGGGACAACAATAACAGGAGTCCTGAGTCCAGTCCCACCGGTGTTCTCCAGATTCAGCTTGGCATGTTTCGAGGGCACTACAACAATCGACATCTTATTGCACTTATCAATCCAGGCAGGGTTGCACCGATCCGTCTCGACGGCGGCAGTGACTCCCACGTTCTTTGTTGCCAGCCTCTCATCCCACTCGTTTGGAAGCTGGACCTGGATGGAGAGGTCGAACCTGGCGTTTGGATTGATTCCAGTCCTGTCCATGATCTGGCCAATCAGACCATCCTCGAGGTTCCTGTCGACTAGCCATGGTGTGATGCCCCATGGCAGTGCCTGCACCTTGACAGTCCAATCTTTCTTTGAGATGGCCCACCTGGCGATCTGCCGGGCATGCACACCGTAGCCTGAGTTCGTGAGGAATGGACCTCTAAGCAGCACGTTCTTCATCAGAGCTCCTTCGCCTCCCATGATCTTGACTTTTCACTCCAGTTCTCAGTGAGATCTGTGAGAGTCTGATCCCAATCCTGTACCGTCTTTTCCAGCGAGAACTCGGAGAGCGCATACTGGCGTGCCTTCTGGCCCAGGTCTCTTCGACCCTGGCGTCCCATCTCATACATCTTGAGGATTGCCTCGGCCGTCGTCTGTGCCGAGCAGTAGTCCTCGTAGATGTATGGGACTTGCTGCGAGCCCACCAGGCTCTGCATCTCAACTGGCAGTGAGACTCCATTCTCAGATCCGTCGCGGTGATCGACCACCTGCCGCGTCAGGCCGCCGGTCTTCAGGGCGATGATGGGTCGGGCACACTGCATCGCCTCGAGCGTCGCCAGGCCGAACCCCTCAGCGTAGGAGACGTTGATACAAGCGTCGGAGATGTTGTGCAGGATGTTCATCTTTTGGAAGTCGATGCGCTCAGGCGAGAAGACTACAGAGCTAGTGATGCCCAGCATCTCTGCCGTCGAGGGCAAGTGTGGACCCTCCTGGTCGTCTGGCTGCGTGTGCATTAGGAGCGTCGCATCGGACTTGCCGTGCTTCTCCTCCAGCATCTTCATGAAGAGCTGCCAGGCCCAGAGGAGGTCGTTAGGACGCTTCCTCTTGGCGTTTCTGTTGACCCAGAAGAGGACGAAGTGGTCCTGTCTCTGGGGGCCGAGGACCTGCACCTTGAGGTTGCGAACCTGTACCTCGTCCTCGATGGGGAAGAACACCTCCTTGGGAAGCGCGTGCGGGATGAAGTTGGCGCGCCCAGGTGCCATGTCCTTCACATAGCTGTATGTCGCATGCGAGTGGCAGTTGATCAGGTCGGTCGAGTCGTAGAGGACCTGGTTGAACTTGGGCACTGGGAGGTTGTCCCAGACGTGCCAGTAGGCAATGGGACAGATCTGGTGGACCTCGTCTTCCATCTCCCAGACCCATGTGAAGAAGCGGGGGTCGGTGAAGAGGAAGAGGACATCCGGACGCTCCATCGCCAGGGCCTGACGCAGCATCTCAGGGGTGCCAAATCCGTCGACAGGCTTGATGATGAAGTCGTCGGTGACCTTCACTATATCATAGTTCGAGTGCTTGATAGCGGCGCCAAACTGCCTCACGGACCACTTGCCAGTGCGGACCAGGCCGTCGATGAGGTAGCGACTCTGACAGCCTACACCTGAGGTGGAGAGGGCGTGGTCAGACAGCATTAGAATCTTCTTCTTTGTCATGCAGAGACTGTTCCTAGGTAATCCTCACAAACGTACGAACAGAGGCTCAGAAGTAAATCTGGCCACCCTACGGGCAGTGCTGGGTGGCCTTGTAAGGGCAGAATCCACAGGCATCTCGATTCTTGAGATACATACCCTTTCGAACAGTCGTGATCATGCTGCGCACGATTTTGGTCGCCTTTTCGAGAGACTTAGGCCCGACTGAGACTGGCACCAGCTCGCAGATGTTACCGGGCTTGGCTCCGCGCTTGAGGAGGATGAAGCCGCACCGAATGTCCTCGAGGGGCACGCCGTGCTTCTTGGCCCAGAAGTGCTTGTAGAGAATGAGCTGGGCGGTCATCAGGATGTCCTGCTTCTTCTCGCGCTTCCAGCCGTAGGACTGCGCCGTCTTCCAGTCGATGATCCAATAGAGGTGGCCGGTGCCCTTCTTGTTGGGCACCTTGAGGACACCGTCGATGAAGCCCTTGAACTTGGCGTCCATCTCCTCGATGTCCTCATAGAGCTCTTCCTCCGCCTTGAAGATCTCCCAGCCAGGAAACTCTCCATCGAGGAATGCCAGGACGTCGTTCCACATGTTGTTGGCCCACTCGACCCACTTATCAACTGGCTCGTGCTTGTACCAGCCGGGCTGCTTCGCAATCCAGGCGGGATCATCGAACTTCGACTGGAGCCAGGCCTCCTTGAACTCGCTCACGATCTTGTCCCGGTCGACCTGCTTCGTCTCAATGAGGGACTCGCAACCAGCGTGCACGGCAGTGCCAAAGGGCAAGTACGGAGATGGCTCGCCCATCTCAATCTTGTCGATGTACGTGAGCTTGTGGCGAAACGAGCACTCCTTCCAACACTTCACCTCAGAGAAAGAGACGTGAGGCTTGCCTGTTGGAAGGAGAGGTAAGGAAATTTTGTTGTCGGTGTCTGTCATCTACTGATTATAGACACTGGTCGACAAATATTCAACGCATGCTTAGGCGCTGCAGAAAATCACTCACATACTTTTCTAAAGTCATACCTGGAGTCCAGCCCGACTTCTCCGTAGTAAGGCTGATATCGGCTAGCGTTGTTCTTGCCTCTCCCGGACGAGGAGGAATATACTTGACTTCTACAGGGTCAAAGAGACCAGCTAGCTCATTGATTGAATGATTTCTGCCTGTTCCCAAATTGTAGACCTCGCCTCGACAATCGCACTTTGAGAGAGTGTAGAGCCCGCGGACGATATCTGAGACATGTGTAAAGTCCCGGCGCTGCTCTCCGTCTCCAGTCACAGTTAGCGGAATATTTTGTCTCTTCTGCCCCTCGAAGATGCCTACGACAGTTGCGTATGGACCCATGGTGGGTTGGCGAGCACCATATACATTGAAGAAGCGAGCCGTGACAGTATTCATGTTGTAGATCTTGGAATACATCTCGCACACCTGCTCACCGGTGTACTTGGCATACGCATATGGATTGAGCATGGGTCCTGCATAGGCGGAGCTGGATCCAGCGTAGACCACGTTGGCGCCGCACCGACGAGCAAACTCGAGGACGCAGGCAGTACCCTGGATGTTGATCGAGAGTGTGTCTAATGGCGCCTGAAAACTGGGCTGGATCCTCGAGAGCGCGGCGAGGTGGTACACAGCGTCGAACTTCTCCTCGACGTACTTGTAGGAGTTGATGTTTCGAATATCATCGATCCAATACTCGACGCCGTCTCTCATGTTCGAGCGTGACGAGCTCTCGGAGGAGAGGTTGTCGATCACGACGACTCTGTGATTCTCACTCAGTAGTAATTCAACTAAATGAGATCCAATAAATCCAAGACCACCCGTTACTAGTACTCTGCTCATATCATCTTCAAACTCGCTGAGTTGAAATATTGGACTAATCTCCCTTGAGGATCCTGACGGAGTCGTTTTCATAGTGCGTTGTTGATATTTCAAGTAGCTCTGAAGATTCAAGGGCAATCATTTGATGCCGCATGCCAGTCTTTACATGAAAAACGTCACCCACTTCAAGAGTCAGTGTTTGAGAATTCTCTAAGTCATCGCCGTCAGAGACTTTCAACTCTATCTTTCCGCTGAGAAGATAGAAGACCTCATCTTTGATGTTGTGATAATGCCAACTACAGCGCTTATCTTTCTCAAACCTCAGTATCTTTCCGCAATATAGGTCAGAGTTGACGATCCACTCTTCGTGCCCCCAACCTTTAGGATGAACTTCACCTCGAGTTTTTAAAAAATTCGACATCTTTTACCCCTTTATCATCAACGTACAAGTCGGCAGATGGCTTTCCTAGAATGAGACTATGATAGTTTACGCCCCAATCAAAAAGCTGTTTCTTTGTCAACTCCTCGAATAATTCTTTTGCCAAGTCGACATTATTGTTAGTTCTGCCCATTCCGCGGGCGGTCATGATGGTAATATGATCACCGGCGCTATAGTGAGAATTCACTACGGCAATTCTTTCGTAGAGAGGCTTTGCGTCTTTGTACTCACCCTCTGTATTAGTACACAGGGTCCCATCTAGGTCAAAGACTATTCGCATTGATAATCCTTGTGCTAGAAAGATCAGGTATTCTCTTGAAATAATGAACGTCAGCAATGTCGCTACCAAGAACACGTCGCCCAACGTAGTCACTGCCGACAACTATCAGTGAGGCACTTTCTTGCCTAATTCTATCGACTAATTCATCATCACTTGAAAAACTGACAACTTTGTCGACCGGTCGCAAAGACGATACAACTTTCATTCTTTGCTCTAAGGTGTGAATAGGCCTAGCCAATCCCTTGTTTGATTTCACCCGATCATCAGTATCTAGTCCCACAATTAGCTTACTGCCTAAACCCCTAGCATACTCTAACAAATACACATGCCCTGCGTGTATGATATCAAAGCATCCATTTGTCCAGACAATCATCTTATTGTTGAAACCCCTTTTTTCTGCACGACAATTGAGGCACATTCATTCGCAAACTCAATCGACCTCGATACATCACGAGTTTCACAGTACATTTTAGCAAGACCAGACACAAAAGTATCACCTGCTCCGGCTGAGTCTAGTCTTTGTACTGATGGGCACGGGTATACTGTACCTTTGTGACTAGCGCCCAGAGGACCTAGGGTGATTATAAGCTTTTCATTGACATTATCGCCTAGGACATCCTTTGTTCTCTCATACTCATTCTCATTGATCTTGATAAACGTGACTGTCTCTGCCCACTTGCCAAGTATCTTCTTCGTATCTAAAAAGCAAAGCTTTGATCTATCACCAATTTCGCGTATCTGGTCGGACGATAACCATCCCTTATTGTAGTCTGACACAATCACACAATCGTAAGACTCAATATTCACGGATGAGAGGTCGCAAGAGCCATAATCTTCATCATTTTCATCAAGTCTCATGAACATGTGATTGCTCTTAGACTCAACAAAACGTGTTTTCTTGATAGTCTGCCAGTTTGAGTTGGTGTGAAGCGTGACATGGCAGCCAAGGGCTATGAGATTGTTTGCAACATTAGAAGCCATCCCAGCATTCTTATTCGTGCTTTCCTTGACGAGGACAGGAATTGGAGCTTCAGGTGCTATCCTTGAAACCCCTCCATAGACAAACACGTCAAGACAAGACTCTCCAATAACTAGAAATCTCAAAGTGCGCTCTTTATCACTTCACAGATATGATCCACCTCGGAGTCAGTCAGCTCCGGGTAGTTTGGGACAAAGAATCCACAAGAGTGAATCCTGTCAGAGAAGTCGTGCCGAAACTCTCCGTTCTCCTTGGTCCAAAAAGGATGGCAACCAAGATTCCCTGCGCTGAAGATTCTTGTCTCGATGCCGGCCTGAACAAGGGCATTCACGATCCGAGTGCGCTGTTCTTTCGAGGCTGCAAGAGCACCGAAAGAGATTGACACTGGTACGTTGTCACCCCACTCCTGAAACTGCAGGAGACCGTTCAGGTTGTGAGCATAACGCCTGTGATTTGAGTTACGTCTCTCAGAGACCCAGCCAGCCTTCTCCACCTGTCTGAGTCCGATGAACGCCTGGAGATCTGTAGCACGAACATTAAATCCGGGGAGGAAGAAAGTGAAAGGCTTGTGAAAGTCATCTACGCAGTGCTCATTCACAAGCTCTTCGTGCTTCTGAGAATCAAGGTCCTTCCCCCAGCCGTGACTTCTCAGCATCAGGAGTGTCTGGTACGTCTCATAGTCGTCTGTGTTCACCATTCCACCCTCAATGGTAGAAAGCTGGTGACCAAAGTAGAATGAGAAGCTCGACATCTTTCCGACAGTGCCGACCTTGGAACCATCTGAATACTCAGCACCGAGGGCAGCACAGGCGTCCTCAAGTATCGCAAAGTCGTACTTCTTCGACAGTTCAATGAGACGATCCTTGTAGTGAGGAACCCCTAGAACCTGCACAAAGATCACTGCAGCAGGAGAATGCTCAACACAGACTCTCTCAAGATCGTCAAGATCAATCCCAAATGTCTTGCTGTCAGCTCCGACCATGATTGTCTCAAACCCAAATTGCATAAATGGCGCGATTGTCGTGACCCACCCGACTGACGGGACAACGACCTTCATGTTTCTTGGCTGAGAACACTTGAGAGCATATGCCATCAAGAGATTTGCGGATGACCCGGAGTTGCAGAAGACGGAGTACTTGGTTCCGACAAAGTCTGCCCACTTTCTCTCAACTTGAAGAGTGAGATTTCCCTTTGTCAGTCGCGGTCCGGTCTTCAACCACTCAATCAACGCGTTGATGTCTTCAGCGTTGATGGTTTCCTTGGCAAGCGGGTACTTTATCTGCATAGAACTTCCTTGAAAGTTGAAGCCTTTTTGTCTCTATCAGAGATTATCGGAGATTCAATCGGCCACTTGATAGAAAGATCAGGATCTCCGTAATGAACGGTATATTGAGAAGATGGCCCTGTATATCTGTGTGTCCACTTGTAGAAGAACACACAAGGGTCTTGTGAGATCACTGCATGACCATTCAGACAACCAGGCGGGACATACACCGACTTTCTGTCACACGAGCGCAAGGTCACTGTGAAGTGCTTCATGAAAGTCTCTGATTCTTTTCTAGCGTCTACGACTGCAAGAAAACACTCACCCGCAAAACAGGTGATCAACTTACCGGTATCAGGATCACCGTGAAGCCCTCTGATCACTTTGGGATTTGACACAGAGACCTTGTCCTGAATGAATCTTGGAACCTCGATTGATCCTTCCTCGTAGAGTGTCCAAAGAGAGCCCCTGCTATCGTCAAAGGAGTCAGAATCTATGATCAAAGTCCCGGGTATCTCTGTCTTAGTGACAATGTAACTCATTTGACAGCTTCCACATTGAGACTCATGGGCATTCCGTTGAGCTTGTCCATGTGTGGAAGATATGACTGGCTGTAGTCATCAACGTAGTGATGTTCGGTGTTTCTCCAGTCATAAGCTCTCACTTCCCTAAAACCGACCGACTTGAGATCTCTTTTTAGCGTCTCAAAGTCCCAAGCATGAAAATGAAAGTCAAAATCGTAATTTTGCCCCCCATAGATCAAGCACATGATTGCGTCAAGGTTCTTATTCTCTCTATAGTGATCGCATACCTTCTTAAAATCTGGGACAGATATCCTGAGAATTCCGCCCTCTCTTAGAGCGCTGTACCAGTCCTTGAGGATGTCATTCCACGTGAGTGTACTGTGACTTGACTGCTTCTTGGAGAAGTGTTCAAGAACATGACAAGCGTAGATCAAGTCAACATTAGAGTAAGACTTTGACACTGAAGACACGTCGCAGACGGCATCAGGATTGACGTCACTTCTAGCGTCAAGATTCACGAAACCGTGAATCTTTCTGCTGCCACAGCCAACGTTCAGTTTCAACACTTTTCACCTACTTCGCTATCTTCAGCTCATGGTAACCGCTCGGATTTTCGTTTCCGAACCTACGAACCCAGTGCTCAGGGTAGTTCTTGTAGTTATCAAGGGCGACAATTTCACGCTTGTTAGCCTGTGCCGCAGCAGCCCAAATATCTCTGAACTTTACGGCGTCATGTTCTATCTGCGCGTAGTGTATCGGTGCGTGATCTACCGTGGTGCCTTCATACCAGTCTGCGTTGCAGACGTCAATAGGGCTGTCATAAACTCTAGCACCTGTAATCTGGGAACGAAGCTCAAGATCTGCAGCTGCGTGTGTGAGATACTCTAGAGCGCAGTCAAAACCTCCGAGGTCGACAAAGGCCTGCTTTTTCATCAAGAACTGGGCATTGGTGCGCCAGTGATCTGGTACTCTGACATGCGGTGCGCCGTTTCCATCCAAGAAATTTTGCATGGACCAGTACTCTGGTGGGTATGTGGACTGATTGGAGTGATTTGCACCCTCAATGTATCTCATGGAGACAATGTCAACATTGCTACAAACTGACTTGAAGTACCAGATGCACTTGTCAATTGCGTCCTCGTAGAACAGAACATCATCAGTCGTGTGATAGATGAGATCACCGTCGCATTCAATTGCTGCAAGTTGTGCAGACTTGGTTGGGTGGCTGTATGTCTTGATGAACTTCACATTAGAAAGCCCTCGTATCTCTTCGTGAAGCTCAAAAGGACCAGCAATCACGGCTTGGAAAGAGTGATTCTTGCAGGAACGAGAGATGCTTTCATACCACCCAGGTTGTTTATGAGTTCTGATCGAAGGCATGAATACGCTGATGTCGTAGTTGTTCATGTTCCGCTCCCAAATCTTCTGGTCCAACGCGAAGGAGTTCTTTTCCAGTTGTCAAAATCGATTCTACACCTTCCCAATGACTCTGGTTTAGAGTAGGTTGCCACAAACTTCGGTATGTCAGAGTCATGATGAGCTGCAAAGACAGGACCGTGATCGCCTGTGTCACCTGGTGAGAAGTCTGCATGTGCAAAAATCATATTGACCAAGTGTATTTTTACACCGTGATGCGTGAGACGTATTGCAAGATCCGAATGAGCCATTGCAGTTGTCTCGAAAAGCTCAGCGTCAAATCCGCCAATGTCTCTGAAAGTCTTTTCATGAACTACACCTGTATTCATGATCAGCTGGTCATCTGAGATAAAAGGAGCCCTGGTCCAGGTTGAGTGGTTCACGTGATAATACTCATCTCCCCACATCGAAGGACTCGGGTTGGAGCTTTCAAGGAACTTCATACATGCAGCATGCATTTCATCCCTTTCATCGAGGAATTCTATTGTTCTTCCCAGAGTGTTAGGAGTCAGGGGCGCATCATCAGACCCCCAAGTTATGTACTTTCCTTCAGAGTGAGCTACACCGATCTGCTGACACCTGTTAGGAGATCCAAAATCTTCAATGAACTTCACGTTCTCATTTGAAAGAAATTTGTCATCAGGCTTGTTGGGTCCAACAAAAACCATCTCATAAGACTTACTACCGCATGCAAGCACAGCAGACTCGTAAAGATTTCTCCAAGCTCCTGTACGAATGCCTGGTACTACTATTGAAACGTCGTATTTGTACACTTCAGCTCCTATTCTTGAACCAGGAAACTACTTCCCTCACTGACTCCTCAAGCGATATCTGGGCTTCGAAACCGAGATCCGCAAGTGCCTTGCTCGTGTCAGGCACTCGGTGCTGTACATCGTAGATAAAAGGATCATCATGCTCTAGAAGAAGTTCCCTGTCTTCTCCCAGCTCGGACCAGACTAGCCTTGCAAGCTCTTTCACCGTGGTGGATCGAGGAGTTGAGATGTTGTAGTCCTTGTTAATTGCAGTATCAGAACTCAGTATCGCAGAGATCCCCCTTGCAATGTCCTTACCGTTTGTGTAACACCTCACCTGATCTCCGCTTCCAAGAATGCGGAGCGGATACTGCCCCTTGAGGCACTTGTTGATGATGTCAGGTAAGACATGGCTCATCATGAGCTTGACATTCCCGCTGAGAATCTCAGAAGATCCGAGAGCCTCGTCTTCTCCTACTCCGACGGCGTTGAAAGGTCTGACGATGGTGTACGGTAGTCTGTACTGCTCCCATGCGCCTTTGCAGAAGTACTCGCAAGCGAGTTTCTGAAACCCATAAGTGCTTGAAGGAGGCGGAGTAGTGGGCAGTGACGACTCAGGCGTAGGGTAGATCTCAGTATTCTCGTACACCATACTACTGGACAGAACCACTATCCTCTTCAAAACACTTGAGCTTTTCAGCTTGATGGCAAGATCAAAAGTCGATGCGGTGATCCTCTCGTTGTTAGAAAGCAGATCGTAAGCATACTCATGAAAGTACGAAATTCCGCCAATCATTGCAGCGTTCGCGACAATGTAGTCGACTTCTGAGAATCTCTGGAGATCTCTACTTTCGATCCCTATCACATCCTCGACATAGAGCCTGAAATTCTCATGAGAGTCATGAGGCCTGATAACAGGTCCATATTTCGAGTAGTTATCAACTCCGATAACTCTGTGACCCTGTGACAGAAGCTCCGCGCATATGTACGAACCGATGAATCCCTGGCTACCTGTTACTAGAATCACGCTCATAGTCTCATCCCACTGAAGACGGTTGTCTTGTACTTGGAGTTTTCCTTGTCGATTGTCCTGATGAGTTCATGGTCTAGCCCAAGACTCTCGATTAGATTTGCAAGTGCCTTCACGTCTTTCGGCAAGCAAATGCCTCCATACCCTCTGAAATTTTCATTCACGTCAAGGTAGACATCCGGTACTGCACCAGTTTCAATGTACGCGTTTTTAACTTCATCGTAATCGACTCCTATTGCATTGCAGACTTCGTAGACTTCATTGGCAAAGATGATTCTCAGTGCATTGAAGACGTTGGAATAGTACTTGAGCATTTCAGCCTCAGAGACTCCCATGCGTCTAGTTTTCTTGGGATAGTGACCGTGAACGCTGACAACAAGCCTGTAGTCTTCTTCGTTGGCGCATCCGACCGCAAGAAGCCTGTGGTTCTCGACAAAGTCAGAGATTGCGCACCTCTCTCTCAGGAACTCTGGTACAAATCCGATCCTGCGGTTTGGGTACTTTTGGGATAGACGAGCCGTGGTTCCAGGTGAAACAGTCGACTTTATCACTATCAGCCCGCTGTATCTTGCATCGTCCAACCTTGAAATTGTTTCATCGACTATAGAGATATCACATGAGCCGTCGTCGCAGGGCGGTGTCGGCACACAGAGGAAAACCATGTCGGTGTCAAGAACATCGCTTAGACTCGTACCGAGCTTGGGGTCGTGGAATCTTGTCTGGTGACCAAGCTTTTCGAAACCAAACTTGCAGGCAGAACCTACAACACCAAGACCCACAATACCGACTTTATAGGAAGGGTTTCTAGACATTTTTTCCAAGTTAGTCTCTTGTCCAGTAACCTGTCAAGAAACCAGGTTGATCAAGCGAAGAAACTCGGAAGCCGAGTGACTCGTAGTCATCTTTATACCAGCTGCTCAAGTGTCTTTCGTGTATGTTTCCGTAAAGCTCATCCTGTTCACAGAATCCGTCAGGAGTAGCAATGACTATTGACTTGAAGTGCTCCTGGGCTTTCTTAAGAACTTCAATCGAGTCACTCTTCTCGAGGTGTTCTGGTCCATCTTGCCAAACCAGAAGCTCTTTCTGGGAACTGTCCAGTCTTCTGTCAAAGTTTCTCACGTCATCGCATATGACCTGACAAATCCTGGCTGACGCAAGAGCCTTACAATTTTGTTCAAATATCTCGATGACAATGGGAGTCTGGCAATTGGAACGAAGCAGATGAAACAGGTCAAGACCGGCGTCAGGTCTCCAGCCGACAAATGTTATGACCGATGCTCTTGCAGCAAGCAGGTCTATCTTTCTCTTGAAATCTGGGTTCAGATCGAGAGTTTCACCCCTGCTTGGGTAGAAGAATTTATACGCCACCTTAACTCCTCACTTTTTCAATCCACTTCATGAATATAAGAGTCGGGTCATCGATGTATTCCTTGACCTTTGTCTCAAAGTAATCACGAGCGCTTTTCTGTCTTCTCAAGATCTCAGTGTCGCTCATTGCGTACCACGTATTACCGTAGGAGAATTGTCCTATGTAATAGAAGTCTGCGTTGTCAGGATTCTCCGTCCTTTCAAAGTGGTAAGTTAATGCCGGCTTTCGAAAAAGGCACTACTCCTACAGGGCGCTGGGTTGAGTCGTGCGTGTGGTCGAACGCGCTTGGGTATACGTAAACTTTTGGTTTGTTCATTGAATCACTTTATGACAAGATTGGGAATGTCTTCATACTTTAGGGCAGCCTCGGGTAAGAAGATGTTCTCATTCAGAAACTTGAGAAGCCTGCCCTTGTCTTTTAGAGTTCCGTCCTCGTTGTATGCGCTTGAGTTGTGAAGAAAGACTTGGTTGACCTCTTCATATCCAAACCCTGAATTCCAGGCTTCTGGATTTGAAAGTATGACATTCATGTCTAGGCCTCCTAATAGATTATTCCAAGGATGCCCCTTAGGACCCACGTGATCAAATCCTGCAGAGGCTCCATCGGCACCTATAGCACCTTTTGCGTGATAGACAATGTGATCCTTCACAATGACCCACTTTTTCCCTAACGCCGCATTCATGAATGAAAAAACTGACTCTGTACAGTAGGCTGCAAAAATGTCAGGCCACAGCTTGCCATTGAAATTTTCATAGAATTCTCTTGTGTATGCAAATACGTGAGCATTGCACGCCTTTCCCGGGGGAATCTCAACATCATTCCCTGTCACAAACCCCGGAATTCCTAACCAAGGCAAGAAACCGTTGTCATTGCTAGCCTGTATGGTCACCATACTATAGTTTCCAGTTTCAAATCGACGCTCAATTTCGTTGACTATCTCACTATTTGTAGCAAAGTTGATTCCTGAATCTACGTAAAGATACCAGTCATAAGGACCATTCAGCTTTGTGAAAGTCTGCGCGGTCGAATTGAAAGTGATATTGACAGGAACTTTTCCATCGATACAATTGATGGAAACCTTATCTCCAAAAGTTCTCTTTATGAGACTTCTTACATCTGTTGAGTTACAGCAACTTGAAACAACCGTATCAAAATTTCCTCTTTGGTTGAGAATCGACTTTAGGCAGTCAATATACCACCTGACGTTCTCATTTCCGCCCAAACCGCACGTGTTGTATACAACTAAGCCTTTCATAATCTCTCACTTTTCGCTGTAATAGTCTCCCCACTCCACCAAAATTGTGCTCTTGCCGTCAGTTCTTTCATATGCTTTTTGGTATGACTCAAAAATCATCTCCGGCTCATCTAATCTAATGACGTCTACATTTCTAAGCATCATTCTAAACGGCTCAGTAAAGTCTCCTACATGTTGGTGCTGGGGGTGTAGAGGTCTTACTGAACCTATGCCGGTTCGAATGATGATTCGAGGCATGTAGCGACCGCATGAATATTCAGGTAGCTTATCAATGTGATTAACGAGTTGATTTACGCCTAATAGAAGAAAATTCCATCGAGGATAGATGGAAATAGGAACTGTCCCTGTGAGAGACATTCCTAAAGTCATGCCTGTCTGCATTTCTTCGCTGACTGGCATTTCAATTTTCTTAGAGGCCGACACATCCGTCAATGTGTTAGTCATTGCAGTCCCAGCATATTCTACGGCCTGGCCAATAAAAACAGTATTGGATTTTTCACCAAGCCAGGTCATAGATTTCTTGAGTTCATCAAAGTACTTCATCAAAATTGCACTCTCTTCCCTGCTCCAGCGTGTGGATACTTGTTCAGCTCATAGCTATAGTACCTCACGTGCTTGTCAAGTTTAGCAGAGTTAGTCAAGCTTTTCAAGCCCCACGTCTTCCTGGTGTCTGTGCAGACTGACTTTCCATTGTCTTCTATGACATACGTGATAGGAAGGTCAAAGTTTCTGGCGTACTTAATGCACTCATGAGCAATGCCAGTTTCACTAGTCATGTCACCCATGAAGCACCAGACTCTCTCGCTACCTCCTGAGCGCTTTATGTCAAGAGCAGTTCCTAGTGCGATAGGAACGGTACCTGTGACAATACCCGAACAGACGACTCTCTGCTTATCAAAGCAGAGAGAAATAGATCTACCAGCTAGAATGTCTGCCATTAGCTCTTCCGGAGGGACACCCTTTAGCAAACAGTGATAATGACTTCTCCAACTAGAGAAGACCCAGTCATCTTCGCTAATGTCCTCGAATAATTCAAGCAACTGATCTTCATTTCCGTTGTGAAGATGAACAGGAGCCCTGATCATTGATTGGTTGAATTTCTCTGCCACAGAGTTCTCAAACTCAATTAGAGACTCCTTCGTCCAATTTGTCTTCATTTATAACCTCTCACTCTGGATCATTTAGAAGTTTTCGCTTTAGTCTAATTTTAGACGTCTGCTCAACGTCATTTCTAGCCTCAATGCCAAATGTGCCTTCTAGCATTTTGAGATAAGGCTCATGCGTGTGATACTTCATCCAAGCATCATCTCTAAACTTGAGAATTTCGGCGGCAGTAAGGTTCTCATTTGACAAATTCTGAGTCATGTATGAGTGCTGGCTATAACCCTCATATCGATCAGGAAGTGCAACGCCTCTTTTCTTTGCTTCCATATAGAGTGGACTGCCTGGGTATGCCATGGCAGAATAGACATTGACCATCTCGGTCATATTACTCATTGCAAAATCTAGAGTCTCTTTCATAGAGTCGTGGGTGTCTAGTGGCAAGCCAAAGATGTAGTTTGCAGCCACATGAATCCCTGAGTCTTTCATGGAATTCATGATGTCTATGATTCGAATCTCCTTGTATCCGTCCTTGTGGATTTCTTTGCGTAGAATAGTGCTAGGATTTTCAATTCCTAAAGCCAACCAATTGATGCCGGCCTTCTTTAGCTTTTCAAGGTACTGTGGCTTGCACGTATCAATTCGAGAGTAGGCCCAAATGTTGAAGTCATAACCCCTCTCAATGATCATGTCGCAAATTGTCTCAAAGTGACGTGGGTTGAGGACAAATAGTTCATCTGCTATCTTCACATTGCGGACACCCATTTTTGCAATGTGATCAAACTGACCGATGATAAACTCAGGATCCCAGTACCTGAATGTGTTGCTGTCGGCACTGGTCGCTGATTCAGAGTTACTTGTCCTGTTGATGATGTTGATCATACAAAATGAACAGCGATAGGGACAGCCGAGTGATGTGTAGATGGAGGCAAATGGCGCCTTTTGAGAATTGTTAGACCACGAGTGCCATCCTGCAGTTCTGTACCTGGATAGGTCTGGCAACAGATCCCACGCCATTCCAGGCAGATCTATGTGTAGCTGTGACCTTGGCACAATTTTTTCTGGTGCATTGATCACTGGAATTCCCAAGGAGCTTCTAAATCCTAGGCCGGCCACCTTACTCAATTGACTGTCACTAGTGAGATCCACAACCTGCAATAGGTTGCGAATTGTATACACACCTTCGTTCTGACAGACAGCATCGATTGAAGGCTCATCTTCCAATGTCAATCTAGGAAGGGCGGCTACATGTCCACCGACAAACAGGATGAATGACTCCGGATCAATTTTCTTTATCTCATTGGCCGTTGCAACAGCTCCAGTCATGTTCTGTGATGATGCACTAGGCTGCTGTCCGTAAACAACAAAACAAATAATTCTTGCACCATACTCAAGGGCCCGCTTGGCTGCACCTTCGCTGGTGAGATTTTCCACCTCCGCGTCCAGAATAGCAGTAGAGCGGCCGGCTGATCTAACGGAATTTGCTAGCATTGCCGCCCATATGGGCGGCTCTATAGCTGCATGCTTCTCGCTAAGGTCTTGGTAGATTATCTTAGACGCATTTGGGTGTACAAAAAGAATGTCAATCATTGTTTATTTCCAGTTTGAACAATCAACTTTTCCCTAAGCCTAGAGACAGCCAGAGCGCGCTCGTTCTGCATTCTTTCTGACCTGTATAGGGCTTCATTGTTGTGATTTCTTCTTCTAATTTCTGAGATCACGGTTGTCTCATCAACGCTTGATTTTCCTTGAGACCAGTGCATGTGCTCTATCATAAGGCCTGGCAAGAACATGTTTCTACCAATCTGCTTAGCAATTTCGAACATCCATGTGTCAGACCAGTCTGCTGTGAAATAGGGAGGAGATGCATATCCTAAAGTTTCAATCCAGTTTTTGTGAAGAGCATAGTGAGGAGCAAATCCCTCATTGTGAATTCCATCTTTGCCATAGACAAGGACTAGTCTATCATGATAAGAAGAGAATGCTTCCTCTATCATGACATCCCATCCCATCGTCCTCATGACGGTGTCATCTCCGAACTGCATCATGATGTCAACTGGACAATGCTTGTACAGAACATTGTACATGTCAGATAGGGGACGGCTTCCATGAGGCTCGATCACGGCCGTCACATTTAGACTTGTTTTTTCACGGAGATCTTTGATAAATCCCTGTGTCAATTCATCATCGCTGTCTACGTAAAAGGCAAAGTGAACTCTCTCAATATTTGTAGCGTTTGTAGCAATACTATCGATGAGCCTCAATAGCATTGCCGGTCTTTTTCTAGTAGGGCAGAATATACCAATGCTAGGCGATGTCGATTCAGTAATTGGCATGCCACGGCCCGTCTATCAAAGAGTATGCAACCTTTAGCTGCTCAATGCCATCCTTGAGGTTCATGGAACAGCTAAATCCCTTTTCATAGATTCTCTGACTTGACACAACATAGTCTCTCTGATCTGGGTCTTTTGCATTGTTAGCAATATAGATCTTGGACGGAATCATGTCGGAAATTTGATCAGCTAACTCTCTCTTCGTGCAGTTGAGGGAGTCATTACCTACGTTGAATGTCTGATTGGAGCATTTATCCCAATTGTCGATAATAAACCTGAAAGCCCTGGATACATCATGGATGTGGACATAATTTCGCTTGTATGAATCCTCATAAAGCACTAGTGACCTATCCCTGAGGGCCTTGAGAACAAAGTTATTCACAAGAAGATCTGTTCTCATCCTGGGGGATGGACCAAAGACGGTCGCCAGCCTAAGGGTTGTACAGTTTGCAGATTCACGAAATGCATTCTCAGCTTCAACCTTCGTGCGACCATAAAGGGTGATAGGATTCATGGGAGAATCTTCGGTGCATGGCTTTGTGCTATCAGACGCTCCATATCCTGAATTTGTGCATGGATACACTACAATCTGATCCTTGCTCTTACTCTTTGCTAGCGTAACATTTACATCACGATTGACTTCAATTGCATCGCGAGGATGCTTGTCGCAGAGTGGAAATCCAACCAGAGCAGCCAAGGGAATCACAATATCAGATCTCTGAATTAGAGGCTCTAGAACCCTGGAGTCTCTCACATCAGCCTTGACAAACTCAAAATTTCTCTTTGTGATGTACCCTAACAGGCTGGTCTTTTCATACATTAGACTGTCAACCACGGTTACGTGGTGATCGTCAATAAAGTGTTGTATGAGATGACTGCCAATGTAACCGGCGCCGCCGGTGATCAGAACTTTTTTCATAGAGGTATTCTCCCAATTATCATGTCTTTGAGCATAATCCAGTCACAGATCTTGGCCTTAACTGGATCCTTGAACGCTGCCGGCTTGTTCTTTTCGAAAAAGAAATGCCCTGTCCATGCAAATGGATACACGATAAATGGTGTTGCTAAAAGCATTAGAGGGTGACCATATGCCAGTACTGCAATGACAAATAGAATCGTGGAAATCTGTCCCAGCGCATGAAGACGACGGCACATCTTGTTAGTGTGAAGAGTCAGATAGTAGTGATAGTATTCATCTAGTGTCTTTGGTTGACTCTCCATACTCACCAGCTAACCTCCCAATCGCTAAACTCAGCCGCAAGGCAGTCAATCTTATAGTCTTTTCTTCCCCCAACAACTTCCTGTATGCGGTTTTTCGCAGTGTTTCTAATACCATTGAGCCCATGCGTAAGCTCTAAATTGTTGCCGTCCTTGATTCCCTTCCGGTAATTTGATTCGTTGTGCCATATGTGAAGGTTCATTTGTGAAAGCACAACAATTGCCCTGACAACGTCTGCTGTGAGTCTGGCGTTGCTCTGATCCAGTAAGAGCTGAATATCATGCACAATATCACTAATCTCATGTGAATACTCATCTTTGTGATCTGGAATGAAAACTTCCTTGAGCTGCACAATTGAGAGCCTGTCAACTAGCTCAGACAACGTTGGCAAATATCGTCTGTCTTCTGTCATAGAACCTCTTGTATTAATTGGGTCGATCTTTTGCAATAATAGTCATAAGAATGTCTAAGTTTAGCCGCGTCTCTTGTAGCCTTGTCTAGGGCAGGCGTGGAGATAACTTTTTGGATTGAATTCACATATGCCCTGGCTACTGTTTCATCGTCAGACCACGTTATCCAGTTGTCAGTATACTGCGCATCATCAACTAAACAATCACGGATAGTAGGAATTGTTAGATTGTATTGAGTCCCCACAACACAACAACCAGCTAAATGAGACTCTATCTGTGCAAGGCTACAATAGTCTTCAATGCTAAGCCATGCACAAACTCTGGCGCCGAGACACTCTTTAATGTACTCTTCCCTTGTATGACTACCGTATACGACAGTTCGATGACTCAAGCCAGCCCTATTCAGCTCAAGTTGAAGTGCAACGACTCTGGAACTAGACTTGCCATCATTGACTCTATCCTTCTCATAGATCAAGACATCAACCTGATCTTCACTACGTGACGCGCTCAAAACATCATTGGATTCATAACAGTACTCAAGCGTCTTGCAGCTCATGTTACTAGTGACAAATTTTCTTACATGATCAGAATAGTAGTCAGCGACATTTAGATTGATGCTCACACCAGATCTAGTAAGGTACCAACGCTCCCACGCGTCAGATATTCCCAAGTCAGCTCTCTCGAGTGCGATATTGGGACCTCCAATTATTGGTATGCCTAACTCCATGCATCGATCGTATATGATCTGATTGAATCTGACATAGGCCCATGCAACATCGAAAGCTTTCATTTTTGATGATGAGTTCCAGATATCTTGATTGATATCAACAATGTCGATCCCACCTGACCTCAGCGCGCTCAGGTGATTTTTATAGCCAATTGCCGGTCCCCTGTCACCGCCAGGAGAAGATATTGTAAGAATCTTCACACTTCCTCCCTGTTCGTGCTGGTATTTCTACGATAGAGATATGGAGTTTCAGCTAGAATTGACGTTGATTGTAGGGCTAGGGTCACTCGGCAGTTGAAGTCTGAGTCCTCGCTGTGCAATACTCGAAGTCCGGCTCCAGGAGGGTTGAACCTAAACCCCATGTCCCACACCCACTTGAAGAACATTGCGCTCACGCCGGCGGTCTCAAAATTACCCGTGTAATAGTGGTTACATCCTGGTGACTGGTACCCAGTCCTTACCAGCCTAGAAACATCATCTTTCGAAATGCAGCGCATTGATTCAGGTCTCTTAGTTTCGAGGCCCTTAAGGACATCAGACTCTTCCCAGCAGTGAATGAATCCACACAGGTTGTGTACAGTGTCGGTCGCCTGCATCGCAGTCAATTGCGCTCCAATACGCCATGGAAGCGATATATCATCAGCGTCGTGGGCAGTGCAAATTGCAGCCTGGGTCGTTGAAAATGCATAGTTGAGCCCATGCCATTTTCCTCGATTGGACTCGAATCGATGGTGTCTAATCCTAGAGTCGCAGAATGACGATGCAATTTCCTGAGATCTCATGTCTTTGGATGCGTCATCGATCACGACAATGTCAAGGTTACCATAGTCTTGCTCAACAATGCTGCGCAGTGATTGCTGGAGATAGTCGCTGTGATTGTAACTACAGATAGCTACACAAATTTTAGGTGTTGGAGAGCTCATGATCCAAGCTCGATCCAGGGAGTGGGTCGGCTCCAATCCACCTTGCTGTGGAACACGTGGCCGCCGAGCTCTTCGGCCAGCCTCTTGCCCATTGCCTCGATCTCCTCCTCGGTGACCTCGGACCAGGGCTTGTCGAAGAACATGTTGTTCTCAGCCGTGTCCTCCTGCTTGATGTCGTAGAGGCTCTGCCAGTGCTTGGACCAGTAGTCCCGGTAGGTGCGGATCTTGCGAGGAATGTCATACCAGGAGAAGTGCAGGACACCGGGTAGAGCCTCGGTCACCCGCTTGAACCAGTCCTCATAGGCCTTGAGAGCCTCGAGGTTTCCCAATGTTGCCGCAACGCGGGCGCGGTGGACTTCCTCTGTGTAGAACGACGCATGTGGAATGGGAAGACCGGTCTTAGCATGGACATAGTCACACCCGTCCGTGCCAGGAGAGGCATACACGTGACCCTCAGAATCACTCTTCCTGAGCGGACCAGGTATACCATGGATGATGTGCGGAAGGTTCCTAGACAACCTCCATTTCCACGGATTCACGTCGACCCGGGCTTTGTGGGGACCGCCCCAGTACTCAACGACTGGCAGGGAGACCAGGTCGACCTCGCGGGGAAAGTTCCTGCAGAGCTGGACGATCTTCTCTCCGTCACCTGGAGGTACGATCTCATCGGCATCCATCTGCCACAGGAACTGCCCCGCACAGCGCTTGCGGGCCTCGGCCTTCTGGGCCCCGTCAAACACTGCGAAGCGTGGGTGGTTCCAGTCACGTTCGACCACGTGCACCTTCAGCTTGGGCTCCGTCTCTGCCCACTGGTACAGCTGTTCGAGCGTGCCATCAGTAGAGCCTCCATCAACGACAACGACTTCGTCACAAAACTCAAGCATCGATCCAATGCACTGGCTCCAGGGATACTGGGCCTTGATGCAGTCCTTGGTGGTCGTGTATCCGCTGATTGTAGGCTTGAAGTCCATCGCAGTCTTGATACCATTCCAGAAGAGCTCACGAGCAGCGTACAAGTACTCCTCGATGTGAAGGGTGTTGTCCGTGTCGAACCACTCTTCATCCTTGTGCTGGACGTTGTCGTTGAGGACCAGCTTGCAGCCCAGCAGCTTCGCCTCGATCACCAGGCGTGGACAGGTGTCCCAACCTGCTGGGAGGTAGACGAGGCCGGCCGACTGTGCCAGCTTCTCCAGCATCTGGTCGTAGGGTAGGTTCCACACCACCTCGTGGTCCAGCGCGTGGGCCTTGCAGTGCTCGAGGGCCGCCTCGTAGCCCTTGACCCAGGAGTCGGATCCGAGGACCAGCCACTTCTTCCTATTATCCACATTCTCCTCACCGCCCCACTTCTTCCTGAGGATCTTGAGCGAAAGGAAGAACCGGTCGTCGAAGACCGAGCTGAGGACGGTGTTGGGCCGCTCGCTGAGGAAGGGGAACAGCTTGTGGTAGTGGTCCATCTGCTTCTCGGACATCCACCACAGGTGCTTAGCACCGTAGTAGAAGGCGGAGACCAGCTTACCGTGCATCTGTTCGTGGCAGTCACAAGGATGACCCTCGGCGAGCTCGTGCTTCTGGTGGGAACGGTACTTGCAGTACTTGTAGTCGTACTCGAGGACTGAATAACTGAGGTTGGCTATGATGGTCGGGATCAGGTCCAGCTTCATCTGGCTGAAGTTACCGAAGACCCAGAAGCGATCCTGCAGCTGCTCCATCAGTTCAAGAGTCAGCTCACGGGATCGAACTTTCTGCACTCTGAGAGGGGAAGAGTCGATCAGGGCTTGTGTGGTTAGCTCAGCTCCGCCGACGTAGTCTTCAGCAAAGAGGTCAGCTACAAATACGATACGAGACTCAGGATCGATGGCCGGTCCTGTAGCCTGGTCGGTGAATGGACTTTTGAACATATATCTCCTGAATCTATCCTGACCGGCCAGAGTGTACAAGATCAGGTACCTGATTGTACAAACACTTTCAGATCTGTATCTCTTCTTAAGTTCTTAATCTTTAAGATACTGGATCTAGATACTTAGAACCAGGAGATCTGACATGTGTCTAAAACTAAGGCCCATAGATCTGAACAGATATCAGATCCAGTATTCGCTCACTAGACCTGACAAGAGATACCGCCTCACAGGAAACAAGCCTTTCGAAATGGGGTACATTTTGGTTAACCTGGTCGAGTCTGACACGGCAAACTTTTCATTCACGGAGCCTTTTTCTGGGGTTCCAAATGTGATGGCCGGGCTTCTCACTGTCGACAACGCAGTTGGAAATGTCAATGTATACACCCTGTCTATAAGCCCCACCGGAGGGGTCCTTAAGACGAGCGCTCCTATCACGGCGACTGTGGTGGTCCAGGCAGTATACTTTGAGCCGTGAGTCATTCGTCTCCGCCCATACTTATGGAGGCTAGGAGTAGAGAACGTGGCATGCAACCGAGTGTCGTTGGCTGACTTTGGCAAGTACCGTAAAAAGTACCCGCTGGTCCGCAACCTACCAAAGACAAAGCTCATAGCCAATACTGGCTATGAGATAGAGAACATCATCCACGATGTTTCTGTCCTCGAGGATACGCACGTCATCAACTTTGCCAGTCCCTTTACCGGAATTCCTAGCGTCGTCGCGAACTTTATTTCCATTAGCGAACATGGTAACGTCAATGTATACGTCCTGAGCATCTCGACGACCAGCGTAACTGTCAAGACCTCAGCTCCTGTAGTAGGGAAGATCGCTGTGCAGGCGATTTATATTGAAGATTGCACACCGGTTGAGGTTGCTCCGTGATAGAGCAGAAGAGGATTGTATATGCCTACAGGACCTAGAGATTTCGTATTCGAGACAGGAGTCGCCACGACTGATTCAAACAGCGAGGCCAATATTACTCTCGGTTGCTTCAGGTCTGATGAGACCCCCTGCGTGATCCTTACAAGCTTCGACACGACTGGAAATGCGAACGCAAACCTTACAGACCTCGCCTTCGCAGGGTCTTCATGGACAGCAAAGATAATTACTAGCGCTCCCAATATCACAATCCATTATCGCGCAATCACAACAACATCGGGATCAATGGTCTAAAATTTCTACTGTGAAGGCCGGCCCTGGGCATCGAGCCACGCCTGCCTAATCCACGCCGCGCTACATTTTGCTTAGACCATTCTTAAGTTCATCAAAACTTGTAAATTTCCATTTCCTGATGAATTATTGAATTCTAATCTATACCATCCAGGATTAAAAACATATGGAGGGGCAGTAGTTCCATTCACAGCTGTAGCCAAATTAGATATACGCCACCCTGGCCCTGTGTTTCCTCCTGCATACCAGTCATAAATTAACGTATTGGTCGTAGCGTTGTAAATTCGAACTCTAGGATTTCCCACCGCCGCACTCATCATGGCTGCTTCAATCGTGGTAAATGAGGATGCTGTTGGGACATAAAATGCGCCTGCATCTACAAAAGTAGAGCCGCCGGCGCCGCCGGTAGAGCCAACAGCAAGATGAGAATTGATCGCAAAGGCGCTAGAGCCGCCAGCGGGCACTGTCGTATCAAACACAAAGCTATTCCCATTCCACGTCACCGCACTGCCACTAGTTACAGGTCTTCCAATGTACGTCATATCAGATCACTCCCCATCCCCTTGTGTCACCGAAGTAGACAAATGTTGCCGAGCCCCTGTTGATCGAGATGATATAACTTGAGGCTCCGTCTATAGATCGCTGCAGATCTGTGGATCCTGATGCCGTCACCGTGATGTTGCTAGCGGCGGCGGATCCGCTGATGTCCTTCACCACGAAGGTCCTGCCGAACTCCGCACCTGGCAGCTCGACGCCGTAATTAGTCGCAGCGGCGGGATTGGAGGAGCTCACGGCGACGATGTAGTCTGTGAGTGATGCTGTGAATGGTAGGGTGGTCACAATGTCAGGGGAGTAACTTAGGCCCGTGAACAGAGTGAGCGTGGATCCCTGGGCATTCGTTCCGCTCACACTGAGTGAGCCTGTTATTTGACCGCCATTGGACGCAGATATTTGCTGCATCTGTGTGAGCGAAGCCGTGGTGAAGATCTGATTAGCAGTGGTTGACTGCCAGTACTCATTTCCTCCTCCACCTCCACCTGCCTGTGATATCGTGACTGATCCATTGGAGTTCGAGGCGATCTGTATTCCCGACCCAGCGATCAGGTATGATGTGCCGTCGATCACCTTTGTGAGAGAACCGGTGAGGCCTCCGGAGGCGAGCAGTGTACCCTTAAAATCTGCGTAGGACCCGCTGAATATGGCGACAATATTCGTGTAAGAGGAGAATCCTAATTGCCCCACGCCTCCCGCATTCCATATGCCTGTTGTATCGTCACCGTTGAAAGAGATCTGGGGATAAAGGGTGGGATCAAAGATCGAGTCAGCGTACCCGGCAAACAGGACTTGAGGACTGCCGGCACCATTTGGAAGAGCTGCCTCCATCAGAAACTCTCCGTCCTTGGAGCGGAATGTGATGGATGAGGCTGAGACCACTAGTGACTCGGAGTTGATGAGGAGAATGTCGCTCCTGTTCAGATCGCCGTCGCCATCTCCGTTGCCTATGATGAACAGCGAGTTCGTGTTGTTGCGCCTGTTGTACTTGCCAAAGACGGTCTGTCCGGATCCAGAGGCGATGGTGAAGTCGCCTCCTGCGTGTGAGTAGTTGCCTAAGGCAGTTGTGCTCTCTCCCTCTGCGTGTGAGAAGTTGCCTGAGGCAGTTGTGTTCCGACCCTCGGCGTGTGAGGCGAAGCCTGAGGCAGTTGTGCCAGTGCCCTCTGCGTGTGAGAAGTTGCCTGAGGCGGTTGTGCTCTCTCCCTCTGCGTGTGAGGCCTCACCTGAGGCGGCTGTGCTTCCACCCTCGGCGTGTGAGACAACACCTGAGGCAGTTGTGCTTCCACCCTCTGCGTGTGAGCCCGAACCTGAAGCAGTTGTGCTACCTCCCTCTGCGTGTGAGGCGTAACCTGAAGCAGTTGTCCCAAATCCCTCTGCGTGTGAGAAGTTGCCTGAGGCGGTTGTGCTATCACCCTCTGCGTGTGAACG